ATGCTAACTCAAAAAGATATAGACAATTTAGAAATAAAAGATAAAAGGTATATGATTAGCGTAGGAGAACCAAAAGAATTATATGTCCGAGTTAATCCAACAGGTAAAAAAGTTTTTTATTTAAGAGCTTCAAAATTTAAAAATTTTATAACAATAGGGGAATGCCAAAAAGGTGTTTTAAATGTTACAAATGCAAGAGAAAAAGCAAAAGATCTTTTAAAATCAATGTATGATGGAAAATTTATCGGCAAAAATGATAAGGTTATGACACTTGAAAAAGCAAATTTTCTTTATGTTGATATAAAATCTAAAAAATTAAATTCAGCTACAATCAAAAAAGAACAGTCAATTTTTAAAAAATATATTATTCCAACTTTGGGACAAAAAGATATAAATGAATTGAAAAAAGATGATTTTCTACCTATTTATGATTTAATGCAGAAAAAAGGAATATACGAAACAATAAATAAAAATATATCTTTGCTATGTAGGATATTTGAGATTAGTAGACAAAGAGGTGACTTAAAAACAGATATAATACTTCAATTGAAAGATTTAAAGAAATTTTACAATGAAGCAAATCACAATAAAGTTAAACATTTTAAAGCTATAGTAGAAGAACAAGAAATAAAAAATATGTTAGAATGTATGAAAGAATATAAAAATCATCCACGGACAAATACAACTATAATTAATGCAATTTATTTTACGCTTTTAACAGCACAAAGAAGTAAAAATATTCGATTTGCTAAATGGAGTGATATTGACTTTGAAAACAATCTTTGGATTATAAAAGCAGATGAAATGAAAGTAAGAACTAATGGTGATAATATTATCCCTTTAAATAAATATGCTTTAAAGATACTAGATATACAAAGAATTTTAAATGGAGATAAAAAGTATATTTTCGCTAATAATAATGGAACTATTAGCGAGAATTTTGCTGTAAGATTTTTTAAATTTTATAATTTAGAGCACACTATACATGGATATCGTTCTACTTTTAGAAGTGTTTATACTAATAAAAGCAATGAGTTAATTCAGCAAGGTATTAGTAAAGATATAGCAGAAATGATATTACATCATATAAGCGGTAATGAAATAGAAAGGGCTTACAACAGAGCCAAGGCAATTGATTTAAGAGTAAAACTTATGCAATGGTATGGAAATTACTTAAACTCTCTTTGTGAGTTTTGCTTTTAATGTCTCTTAGCTTTAAGCCATTTTTCTATTTCTTTTATTTCATATCTTATGGATTTTTCTATGCGAATGTAAGGTATTTTACCATCTTGTCTTAACTTAAATAATGATGTTATACTAACTCCTAAATATTCGCTCAATTCTTTTTCTCTAAAATATTTTTTAACCATTTTCAACTCCTAATCTTTTATCTATAATTTCAAAAATAGTATCCTTGTAATAATTCCAAAGCCATTTCTGTTCTTCATCTTCTAAATCATCAACGCTTAAATTACGCCATTCTTTTATTGTTTTAGTATCACAACCTAAATTCATCATAGTTTTTGTAAAAGTCATAACATAGGTATCAACGACAACACTAAAGATATTTTTCATATCTCCTATACAATCCCTAAGATCTACATTTTCAAATATACAATTTTCAAATTCTGTTCTTAAAAAATTACAAAAATGGAAACTTGCTCCACTAAAATCGCAATCTATAAAAGATGTATTTTTACTTGAAATATCATTTAAATTAGCATTTTTAAAACTAGCTCCATTTATAAATGCATTATTAAAATCTAATCCACTTAAATTTATATTTTCCAAGTTTGCATTATTTAAAGAAATCCCTTCTAAAATACAATACTCAACTAATTCTTTTTCACTTTTCCTATCATCTTCGATAATGATAGTTTCATCAAGTCTTTTTAAAATTCCCATCTCATCTCCTTAATATTTTTTTCCATTTTTCTTCGTATTCTTCATAATTTTGCCAATAATCAAGACTTTGCTTTAGCTTCTTAACAACAGCATCCCAAGTTGTCATTTTTGTACTTTCTAATGCTATTTTTTCAGCCAAAAATTCAAATTCCCATTCTTTTATGCAAATCATTCCATAATCACGGGCTAGTATTTTTCTAAGCTCTAGTAATTCTTTTTGACTAAGTTTTCTTTTAAAGCTTAACTCCTTTTTCTTTTCTAAGTCGTATTGTAAGGCTTTGATTTTGTTTTCATAATGTTCCTTTTGCTGTTTAAGCTGGGATTTATAACCTAAACTTTGATGAAAAGCTAGTTTTTGCATTTGTTCAGCTTCAAGGTTTTTAAGGCGTTTTTCACATTCTATAAAATAACGCCTTGCTTGTCTTCCCTTTTCGTTATTCTCAACCATGCAAAGCTCTTTTGCCATATCTAAGGTTATATAGTATTCTTTGCGTGGGCGACCTTTTGTATAAACAAGTTCTATAATGTAGTCTTGATTTTCAATGAAATTGTAGTGACTGATACGATTTTTAATCCAATTAGAATAATCTTGCAATGAATTTAAAAATTGGAATATTTCTCTTGCATTAGCCGAATTTATTTCAGCACCTATTGTTTTATCGTTGTAAATTTGAATTTGTGTTTGCATTTAGCTTCCTCTTAGATTGTTTTTGTATTCTAAAATTATTCCAAAAAGAAGCTTAAAAGAATATTAATAGATTAATATTATATTCTAAAAGGATTACTTATTTAATCTATTGTCTAAATCTTTAGTAACTGCATAAACTATATATTGATTTATTGTCATTCCTAAAGATTGTGCTATTTTTTCCATAATCTCTAGCATTTCACCATTAAAAGTTATTTGTAGTTTTTTATTTTCCATACTTATCCTTTGCATTTTCTTATTTAAAACTTTTCAATAAAATTATCGAAAAGCCTATTATTTATTTTTCTCAAAAATGAGAAAAATTATTTATGATTATTTTTCTTTTAATCTACCTTTTTCATCAAATTCTATATCTTCATCTTGCTCTCTTAATTTTATCTTTTTGAAGTTTTCCCACATTTGTTTCATATTATCGCTAGTTTGCATTATGCCTATAACCTTATAGATTTGTGCTGTTAAATTAGGTTGTCCTATATCTTTAGATAAACTTTGATGGTATCTTGCATTTTTTGGGGTTCTTTCTTTTAATTCTTCTAAAACTCCTTTTGGAAGCTGTTCGTAAATAAGAATATTAGTCCATTTTCCTATTATTGCTGGGCGTTTTTGTATACCTTTTGTTGTGAAGTCCCAATCATTAAGCCTAAATAGTTCCTTATAAAAATCATCTGGAAATCTTTTTTCCCACTTAAGTAATTCTTCACTAATATAAGCCTTTAGTATTTTTTGAAGTTCATCTCTTTCTCTTTCATACTGATAACCTGTTGCTTCATCAACTAAAGCTGTAATTCCAAGTCTAGCCAAAGAACGAATTAAAATCTCTGCTTTTTTTGCTGTTTCTATTTGTGCTTGGGTTAAAATACCTTCTTCTCTTGCTTTTAAATATAAATCAGCCACTAAGGGTAATATATCCGCATTATAACCTTCTTTAACTTTGCTGTTTTTATCTAAATATGAAATTCGGCTGATCTGAGTTTTAAGTTCCGAAGAAATCAGCGGTTGGAGATTTTTTGCATCCATAAAAGCGGGTATTTGATCTAGCCTTGCATTTCCTCTTGGTTCTCTTCCTAAGGCTCTAAATACTCCGCTATGGGTAATAATTCTTACTCCATTTTCTAAAACTGCCACATCAATAGAGCTTTCATTTATTTTTAAAACACCATCTGCCAAAGATTTTAGTAGTTTCTCTTCTGCCATTTTACTCCTTTCTTTTAATTTCTTAATTTTATCAAAAAGTTTATAAAATCAACCAGCCAAAAAATCGGCTCGTTAAATTATTTCAAGTCTAGTAGTGTTTTGAATGTGTTTTTAAGATTATCCATTAAGTCTTCTTGCTACAATTAAAGCTTTTAATTTATGTTTTTTTAGTTTTTTGTTAATAGAATTAACCATACTAGTCATAATAGAAATATGAATGCTATGCCAATTTGATATTATTTCATAATCTTTAAGAGTTGCTATGTTATTTCTAATATTTTCTCCAGCTTTTCTAACTTGCTGTTTTGTAACTTCAGTATCGCCCATAATATCTCCTATAATTCATTAATCCATTGTGTTATATTTATCCTTTAAACCCCATTTATTGCAAATTAAATTTAAATCCGTATTTGTCTTTAAAAGTTCATCAAAATAAAGCTCTAGTTTATCAATATAAAGTCTAGCGCCTTTTAAATCATCATTTTGTATATTTTTAATTGCTAGATTTTTACTATCTTTGATAAGTCTTTGAAGCTCATCTTTTTTATCTTTAAGCTCAGTTAAACGACCTCTTGCGTAAGTAATTGTTTCTTCTTGCATTTTAATCCTTTATCTCATACAAAATTCGATTAAATCATCAATATCATTTAAATCATTTTTAGAAAAGTATAAATAAGCTTTAGGACTGATTAAAACTCCTGAAAAATCGCCATTGTTTTCTTTGTCGTATTTTAAAACTTTGCATTCTTTTAGAAAATGAATACAAGAGCTAAAGTCTATTTTATATTCTTTACAATCTTTGTTAAAGTCATCTGAAAAAAGTATGCTTTGATTTGGAAAATCATTTAAAAGTGTTTTTATAATACGTTTTGAAATAAGCTTAAAAGCTTTTAAGTTTTCCATTATTTCTCCTTTATTTTATTTTATCAAAATTTTACTTAAGCAAATAGACTTCTTTCTATATGTTTAAACATAATTTCATTTATAATTTATGAAATTGCGTAAAGCATATATTATCTGTATTCATCTGCTCTGTTATAGTTTTTGAAGCATATTTGTGGATACTAATAATATCTACTTTTTGCCAAAAAGGTCTTATATCTGTAATAATTCTATTTCCACTAATAGTTTTATCATTAACTATGCATTTAAAAGAAACAAACCAATAGGTGTTAATCTTTAAAAAATCAAACATTTTTACTCCCTTTCAATAAAAAATCCCCCTAATCATTTTTTCACCCATTAAAAATTTTTCAACATCTTCAAAAGCTTTAACAATAAGCTTTTTTTCATGAAAGAAATTTCTTCCACTTGGCTTACTTTTGTAAATTTTGTAAGCCTTTCTGAGTTCTTTTTTACTTATATGATTTTTATAATTTATTTTCTCGATTTTTATTTCATTTTGTTTAGCAAATTCGCAAAAACAAGTTCTTCTTTCACTAAATGGTATGATTTTTACAATTTCAAGATAATTAGAACGGCAAACTTTCATCATCATCTCCTATTTCGATATATTTTTCATTGTTATTGTTTTTTACTTCATTTCCATAAGGATTATAGCTTTGATTTTCTTTTGGAATAAATGATTTATTATTGTCGTTATTTAAAGATTTATGCCTTGCTTTAAAAGATTTTATAGATAAAGGCTCTTTATTATTTTGAAACTCATCCATGCTTTGCATTTTTTCATTAAAAATTCTATCAAGAAAGATTTTGTTAGCAAGTTCTCCATTTTTACTTAAATATTCTTCTGTTCCAAAACCTAAAACTAAAAGTTTATTAACTAAAGAATTTAGATAAATAACTTCAGTCTGCACTCCAAAAACATTCTCATTTCCCTTTTCGCTAAAATCAAGTTCATCAATTCCAAAGAATTTCATAATAGCGTTTAATTGTCTAAATCCTAAATAATTTTCTTTTTCTCCATTTTTATTGATATAGCTAAAATCGTTATTTTTAGCTACAAAAAGATTAAAAATAGCTAGTTTTTGCTCTTTTCTAGTTAAAAATTCAAAACAAATAAAAGTATTATTGCTTCCATCGCTTGCCAATTTATCATATAAAAAGGCTTTGCGGAAAACTCCGCTATAAAGCCCACCTTCACTTAAATACTCTACGCTTGGCGAATAATTTGCCACTTCAAAACTTGCCTTAAATGCTGGTAACATTATAATCCTCCTTTTAATTGTGTTAAAAATTCATCTTTATTACTTAGAACTTCTTGTATTTTTTCACTTGTAAATAAAGAATGTTTTTTTATAAAATTGTTTTGCTCTTGGGTGTTTAAACCATTATCACTCATAAATTTTCTAAGTTCAGCACCTAAAGCTTTTATCTCTTTTGCTTTATTTTCTAAAGCTATTTTTTCATCACTACCCCAAACTTTTAAATCTTCATTTGGATTTAAAAATCGCTTTTCCTTTATTGTTTCTAATTCACTTTCATCAAGCATTCCAAGTCCGCAAATACTTAAGGTTACACGCCTTTTTGCTTTTGTGATAGCTTTCATTATTGCGTTTGCTAAATTATCGCCACCTAAATTTTTAATATTTAAAGCACCTGTATCGCAATCAGTTCTTCCATCTGGTGTTGCTGCGTAGGCTGTAACCATATAAATATCGCCAACTTGTGCCACCTCTGTTTTTGTAATACTTACTTTTCTTATTTGTCTTAGCTGATCTGTTGCTGATTTATTTGCATATAAAGTAAGTTTGCCATTTAATACTATGTATTCAAAAGGCTTTGTAAGCATGTTTAAGCTTAAACTTTCACAAAGATTTTTAACATAACTCGCTCGTTCTACATCACTAAGTTTTGATAAATCACCTTTTACCAAAGCCAACTCATAAGGATTAAAATTTATTTCTAATTTATTTTCTTCTTTTAATACAACTTCATTACTCATTTTATGCTCCTTTTTTGATTTTTAAACACATTGAAATACTTTCTTTATAAAACTCTTTAGGCACAGTAATATTTTTTTGCTCTAAAAAGCCCTTATAATCAATTGTAGTTCTACTTTGCGGATAAATTGTAATATCCAAACATCTTGTTTTTTCTCCATTTGCTAAGGCTATGAGTTCTTTTTTAAGACTTTCTAGCTTTTCTTTAATAGGTTTAATCGTGTTTTCAAGCCTTATAATTTCAATCGTTAGATTTTTTGCTTTAGTATCTTCAAGCTCTTTATATTCACTTTTTTGATCTATGATATAATCTAATATAAATTGCTTTATATTTTTAACCAACCATTCTTGATAAGCTTCATCTTTTGAAACTTCGCACTCTACAATCTCTTCTTCTTTATTCATGGCTACAAAAATGCATTTTTCTTTACCACTGATATAGAGTTGAAATTGCACTTGAGCGTAGTATTTATCACTTGGCTTTTTATTTCTTTTGATAAAATCATACTCATCTTGCGAATATTTAAACTCATAAACAACCCCATTTTCATCAATACCATCTAAACTTGCTATAAACATTTCATTTTCTAGACTTTGCAAAACTACAGGAGTGATACTCACGGAATGTAAAAACTCAACTCTAGCTCTAATCAAAGCTTCATAGTTATTGCCTTTTTTCATAGCTTCATTTTGATAAACTTCTTTAAGTCCCAAGATGATATCTTTTGCTTCTTCTTTGGAATTAAAAGCACCTTTGATACCTACGCAAGATGCTACCATCGATGCACCTATTTTTCCTTTTCTAAAATTTAACCATTCATGGCTACCTTGTTCTAAGTCAATTATTCTGCAATTCATTTTATCCTGCCTTTTTTATTTTTGGAGTGCTTTTTAAAATATAAAAAGTATTTCTCGTTTCTTTGTTTCTAACTGTTTCTATTTCATAACCTTTATTTCGAAGATTATAAATATAAGCTCCAAGCCTTGTAGTAATTCTTTTATCAATGCAATAGAAATTATCTATAATTCCATTTTTTAATAATAGTTCTAAAACTATTTTTTCTTGTTGTTTTGATGTTATTTGCATTCTTTATCCTTTAATCTTTTTACTTCTTTAATAGCTTTATCATCATTTTTAAAAACGCCTATAAGCCCTAAAGCATCAAGTATTTTTATACGAAAATTACTAAGTTTTACATTGATTTTAATTTCTTCTTCTAGCTTCAATGAAATTTCATTTATAGCAGTATCTTTTAATGCTATTACACCTTTTAGCCTTTGAATTTCTTTTTCTAAATATCTTATTTTTTCATTTTTTTTACTATTTAGGAACATAGTTTCGACCTTTCTTTTATATAAAGAAGCTCATAAATTTTATTTTGCAAAGAGCTAATTTCTTTTATATTTTTCATATTTGCTTCTATTTGATCTTTTAACTCTTTTAAAAGTTCTATTTTTTCATTTTCAAGATTAGAAATTTCAGTTTTTAAAGATTTATTTTCATCTTTTAAAGACTTATTTAGCTTCATTTCTTTTCTATATTCATCTTTGCTAAGTTTAATGATGACTTGTTCTTTTGTGTGATAAGCTTTCATTTTTTCTCCTTTTAGATTAATGCTTAAAAGGGACAACTGAGTTCTTTAGAATAGGAAATAAAACAAAAAGGTAAATTTTCAAGTAGTTAATTTGTAAAAGTTGCCCCATTTAAGCATTAAAGGAGTTTAAGAAAAGCCAAGAGCCTTGCTCTCTTGGCGTGAGTATTGTTTAAGTATAGGCTAAGCAAGGCTATTCTATAATTTTAGTGGTTTTTTAGTTTAGTTGATTGATTATTTCAATCAACTTTTTTACTATTTCTAACAATAAAAAAGCAATTTTTAAAAACTTCTCTATCATCAAAAACAGCTCCTTCCCCACCAAGAGAAATTAGCCACTTAAACTTTATAATTATACTTTCTTTTTCTTAAACTCTTGATTTTCTGTCGTTTTTAAAGTGCAAGAAAACCTTAAAAATAGCACTATAAACAATAATAACGAGCCAAGTTTATGGATAACTTGCTAACCCTTCCGCTATACAGAACTATCAACGCAATAGTAAAGCTTAATTTTCAAGCGGTCAAAAGCTTAAGAAAGCTCTTTTTTTTAAAGAACTTGTTAAACTTTCAAAAAAGCTTTTTGCATTGTTTTTCGAATTTTCTAACTCTCTCTAAAAGTTCATAAGCATTTCTCATAAATTCATCTCCATAAGCTTGTAAAGAGATAGATATTTCTTCATCATCTTCTAAGCTTATTTCTAAAGAGTTTTTAAAATCTTGCAAGTTCGCAAATATATTTTCTAAATTCTCTTTGCTTTCAAATTCATTTACAATTAATTCTTTTGTTTGGCTAGAAATTCTTTTTTCTTCTCTATCAAAATAAAAATCTGTAAAACTCATTTTTTCTCCTTTTTGTTTTGTTGATAAAAGTGTGTAATAAATACACTTTTTTAAAAAATATTTGTGATATAATTTTTAAGAATAAATAAAAACAAAAATAATAATGAAAGCTAGGATTATGAATTCAATTATAAAATTTTTTTAGCGATACTGTGTATTGGATGTGTCAATTATCTTTTAATATATTATAGCGATGGATATTTTAATTCATCATATAAAGAAACTATACTTTTTATAGATGTAATTTTTACTTGGGCATTTTGCTTTATTTTTATTTATGCAATATTTTATACAATTAAAAAAATTTATTACGGAAATGATAAATGTAAAAACTTTATTTTTGATTCTGCTATTGCTATAATAGTAATAACAGTAATAACTAAAATTTTATTAATTTCATTTTTAAGAAGCTTAAATTTATACGGTATTGATGTGATTTTAGTAATGATGGGTATTGCTGTGGGAATATATGCTTATGTATTTGCTTTGACTGTGTTATTAAGATTGACATTTAAAGGAATTGAAGTTAATTATCCCGTAAGCAATAGCTCTGTAATAAGACTTTTAAAAGTTTTGCATATAGCTTGTTTAGTTGCTAATTTGACAATTATTGGAGCTTTTTTTGGAATCCCTATATTTTTAGCATTGTGGATTTTTCAGTATATTTTTGCAAATGAAAAAAATCCTTTTTTTGTATTTAGAAAATACAATCCTAAGCCATATCAAGAAGAAGATATTATAGATGTTGAAGTTGAAGATGAAAAACCAAAAAAATCCTTAAAAACATTTTTAGAAAATTGGAAGGATTAATGCGATGGATATAAAAGGTTGATGGGGTATTGATGATATCGTTAAAAATGAAGCGGTTACTGATTTTCAAATAAAAGCTTTAAATGATTATATTAAGATGATTATTAGAGCTTTTAATATCGAATGTGATTTTTTAATCAATAAAGTATCAGTATCTAGCTATGCAAAAACACTTAAAAGAATTAGTGCCATTTCTTTTGAACTAGAAAATTTAGCACAAGCTTTTGGGCTAGTTTTCAATGAAGAATTTATCAAATTAAAGTTATTAGAATGTCAGCTTGTATATGAGTATAGATTTAAAAAGAAAGAAGAAAAAGAATATTTAGCCTTAGAAAGACAAAAAATAAGAGATGAAAAACAAGCACAAAGAGATTATGAAAGAGAGATAGAAGAAGCTAATTTTGATGAAGAAAAATATCAAAACCTTTTAATGCAAACTAAAAAAGAATTGGAATTATCAAAAGATAAAGAAATTTTAGAAATTAAAATATTAAAACTAGAAGCCTTACTTAAAGAAGCAGAAGAAAGAAAGCAAAGGGCTATCAGTATGGCTCAAATTACCAAAAAAGGATTTATTTATATTATAAGTAATTTAGGAAGTTTTGGCGAAAATGTCTATAAAATAGGTATGACAAGAAGACTTGACCCTATGGATAGGGTTATAGAATTAGGCGACGCTAGTGTGCCTTTTAGGTTTGATGTTCATGCTATAATAGAATGTGATAATGCTCCACAACTTGAATATGATTTACATAATTTCTTATCCCACAAAAGAGTAAATGCGATTAATCTAAGAAAAGAATTTTTTAGAGTTAGCATTGAAGAGATAGAACAAGCCCTTGATGAAATTCTTGGGAAAAACAATTATGATTTAAAAAAAGATATTAAAGCAGAAGAATATTATCAAACGCAGAGAATGCTTTAGTTACAAGTTAAAAAATTATAAATTTTAACAAAAACAAGAGCTAAAGCTACTCCATTTTGTTTTTAGAATGATAAAAATATTTTTACAAAATTCTTTTTGCTCTTCCTTATTAATTAAACCTATACAAATGAAATAATTTTCATCTATGTTATTTAATGCTTCAAAGCATTTATTTGAATCAAATTTTTCATTTTCTCCTAAATGAGACAAATATTTTAACAATTCATGTTGATTTTCAATCAAAATTTCTTTTTTTATTTCGGACATTAAAGAAAGCAAGTCTAAAAAATACATAAAATTAATTATCGCCATAATGAATTAATTTCTTCATCGTTTTTTTGTAATGCTTTTAGTCTTAATGCTTCTTTTTTGTTTTCTTTTTTGAAAAAATCAGCTATTGCGTCTTGTGTTATTTCATTTGCAAGACTTTCAATAAAAGAATTTTTCCAAGGATCTTCCATATGTGTTTTGTCTCTAAGTTTCCATGCTCCTATGGAACCATATTTATTAAAAATAAAAATTAAAAGTTCATGTATATCTTTATTACTAGCAATACAATCTGTATCAAAGTCATCAAGCTCATTAAAGGATATAGAATTTGAACCATACTGCTTAAATTGTTCATATATTTTTTTTACTACAGGCCCATGCTTCCATGCTTCTATCCTATCGTCAAAAAGTGGCTTATTAAATAAGGCAAGAGAATATCCTTGTGCATAATAAAGCATTTTTTGAATTTTTAAATTACTAATAGTATCTCCAGCTTCTCTATTTCTAGCCAAAAATAAAAAATATTTTGCAACATCTAGTGCTTTCATACGTTTTTACCTTGCTTTTTTTAAGATATATAATATAATATCATATAATATCTAAATAATATCTAATAATTAAACTAAAAAATTATTTAAGCTAATAATTAGTTAAAATATCACAATCAACCTTATAATTGTTTATACTCTCATTATTCACTTGGTAATGTTCTTTAGAGTTGTTAATATTGTTTTTTATTGATTTCTAGTTTATTTCTCAAACATTAAGTAATTCATTTAATTTGGGATGTTTATTACTAAAAAACAATTTGATTTTTCCTGTATCATCTTCTATATATCCTATTTTTTTTAATACCGTCATTATTTTATTATATTTCAAAGAATTACTTTGTATATTATTTCTCAATTTTATTTTATTAAAACTAAACAGTATGTTTTTATTTTCTTTAAAAAAATCTAATAGAAATTTTTCTTTTATTTTTTCTATTCTATACTCATCCAATTTAATAATTTTAGCATCATCATCAATTTGTATAAAAAAATTTAAAAAAATATTAAATATTTCTTTTATGTCTTCATTGCTATTGTCCAAATAATCAAAATCATTTAATATATCTATATATATATCAAAATAAATACAAAGCAATTTTTCGTTTTTTTCTATTTTTTGTATAGCATTTTTTATAGTTTGTATCAATAATTCTTTTGTTATTATATTATTTTTTATTAAAATCTTACAAGTATCAGGATCTAAAAACAATATAGTATCTTTGTTGTTATAATTTAAAAAATTACTTTCAATATAATAACTATTTGCAAATAATTTATTGTTTATTATTTTATTTTCATAGAAATGATTGAATATTTCTTTAAAAGCTTCTATACCATATTTAAAATACACTTCAGCAATATTGATTTTAATTTCTTCTTCTTGCTTGTGGAAAATATGATATTTCATACTATAAAAAAACCGTTTATATATGTCTTCTTTATTTAAATTAATTTTATTTAATTCATTTCTAATACAAGACATATGGTTTTTAAATTCAAAAAACTCATTTAAATTTTTATACTTTACTATATTGTTTGTATCTATATTATTCAGATTTTCAATTGTATCTTCTAAAAAATGATGATTAAGATATATTTCTTTATAATTATATATATTTTTAGAAATTACTTCTTTTCTTTTCTTTGTGCTTATCAGTAAAAAACTTTTTTTATTTTGATAGTCATTAACTAGATTGAGTATTTTTTTTAATTTATTTTTTGAAATTTTATTTAATTCATCTATAACGATTGGGTTTAATTTATATTCTTCAACAATTTTTTTAATTTCTTTAAAAGTAGATGTCAAAGAATTAATATATTTATATTTATCATTAATTTTATTATTTTCATTATTAAATTTTTCAATAAATTCTTTAATAAAATATGTCTTTCCTATTTTCTTTTTACCATACATAATAACTAATTGTTCTTGTTTTATTCTTAAATATGATAAACTAGATTCTAAATCTCGATGTCTCATTAAATAACTCCATCGGTTAAAATTTAAAATATTATATTAAATTAAAACAAAAATATATTAAACCATTTATTTATAAATTCATCCCACCACTTCTATAAAATTTTTAAAGGTTTCAACAGCCATTTTTGATACTACAGCACCTAAGATCTCGCATTGTTCAAATTCGCTATTATCTACTTTTTTATCCTCGTATTTTTTATTTTCAGAAACTAAAAAAATATAATCTTCAAAAGGTTCTTTTTTAATTTTTTTGCAAAATAAATCATCATTTTTTCTAAAAATAACAATATCTGCATTTGAAATAGTCTCAAGTGAATTTTTACTTCTATCTATAATAATAAAATCTCCATTAGATAAAATAGGTTCCATGCTATCGCCATTAATTTTTATAATATCATAACTCTTCTTTATAGGTATATCTAAAATTTCTTTTAGAAAATTTTCATCAACGGAAACTATTTTAACTTCTTCACTTTGAGATGAGGTTCCAAGTCCTGCACTTGCATAAATATCTGGGAAATATCTGAAAAAAACTTCTTCTTTGGTATTTTTATTTTCAAAATTTAAAAGAGAGTTTGCATCAAGCTCTAAAAGTTCTGATATATATTTAAGTTTATGAATTTCTGGCACAGTTCTAGAATTATCATCGCTCCTAAACCAACTCTTTATAGCTTCTACAGTAGTTCTTTTATTTTTTTCGTCGTGCAGGGTAATATAATCTGCTAAATATTGGTTGGTTATGTTTTTTTCTCTCATTTTTGACTTAATTAATTTGTAATTAAAAGTTCCTTTCTCCATAATTACCTCCTTTTTGGTGCATTTATAATACCATTTTAGCATAAAAAATAAATAATTAAGTGTATAATTAATACATTATTTTAATTTAATTTGAAGTGTTCTTTATATACACTTCAAATTAAAAAAAGAGTTGAAAAATGGATTTTTTAAATTTAACAAATAAATTAAAAAAGCACTATAGCTACGAAACTATTAAAAAAATTCGAATCAATAAAATGGTTCCAAGCTTTAAAAAACAAATAGAGTTTAAAAAACTCTATGGAATACCTCATGAATTTTGGGTGGATGTTCGTAGCAATCTTATAAACATACCTAAGCGTGGGAGAAAAAGAAAGGATAGAGAATGAAAAAGGCAATGAAAAGGGTTAGGATTGAAATTGATATTAGCGATGAAACCTATGAGATAATGCTTAAGCTTATGAAAAAAAGAAAATATGAAAAAGTAGAAGATTTACTCTTTGCATATATGGGAACTATGTATAAAATGGAGCTTGCTGGTGCTTTGCTTGAGAATGATAAAAATCTAAGTCTTATTAAGGCTTAGATTTCTCCTAGGTAATTTGGAGTTTCCAAAGAGTAGTGTTGTGGTTGTACAGCTTGTTCTAGCTGTTTTATCCTGTTTTCTAACTCTTTGATTTTTTCCATAAGATAAGGGATGTTTTTTAACAAGTTTAAATCTTTGTCATCCATTTTGATAAGTCCTTTCTTGATTTGGTGCAAAAGAATTATAGCAAAGGACTTTTTAAAACGGATTAAAGGTTAAAAAATGGCTTTTATAGCGGGATTTTCAATAGGTTTTTTAGTTTATTTTTTAATTTGGAAAATCTTTTAGGATGATTAATGCTTGATAGGGTATTTGAAATAATAGGATTATTTATTTTTACTTTGATGATGTTGCATTTTAGACTGTTCTAGTGGCTGGTATTTCGGCTGGGATTTTAATATCTTGCATTTATCATTATCTAAAACGCATTTTTTATCACGGTAGTGAGGACAAATAATGTATTTAAATTTATCTTTTTTAAAAACCATTTCAAAAGGAGTTTTTTTTGTAATTAATTTATATCCTAAGTTAGGATATAGTCTTTTTGTCAAATCGTTTTCTAGCTTCATATCTTTAATACAAACTCTTTTTAGTTTTTGTTTTTTAGTTAAATATAAAAACAAAGGACGGATACTTAAACCAAATAAAACACCTATTAAAAAATATAACAAATTTTCTAAAGTGGCGGTTTTTAGCATTTCGGATAAGAAAGAATTAAACATAAAAAACCTTTTTAATTTAAATTATAACATAAAGGAGAGTTGGTGATACTAAATTTTATAGCAAGTTTTGATGTAGCTTTGGGGCGTAAAAGCCTAAGAGAGAGAAAAGGCTATTTGAAATTATCAAACACTATAGCTTATGGTGGTCTTAGTGTTGATGCTTTAGCATTGTATATTCAATTAGCAAAGCTTAGTGAAAAAACGATTGTAAGTGAGATCTATCTAAGAGAGTTTATAAAAGTTAAAAATAATCAAAGAATTAGCTTAAACAGACTAAGAATTGCTAAAAAAGAATTAATTGAACTAAGACTTTTAGAAATTAAAAAGGTTAGGAATGGCTCTTTAAATTTTTATGAGTGGATTTTAAAAGATGAAAATTATCAAGTTAAAAAGCATTTTAACAAATCTTTATCTTTGCTTAAAAACAGTGATGAAAAGCTAAGCAAAACTCTTAAAAATAACACTTCATCAATCGACAGAAAATTAACTACTGAAAACGAAAAAAAAGAGAATTTGCATTATATAGAAACACACACGCACGCACGCGATAATAAATTTATAAATAATATAAATATTAATAATAATAAATTTATAAAAAAAGAGAATTTAGAAAATTTAAAAAATAATCAAGAAAAGAAAGAACGCGTTTCTAATCAAAACGCCTCTTTTGTGACGAGCTTTATTGATTTTAGCAAAAAGGAGTTAGAGAAAATGGCAAAAAAAGAGTTTAAAGTCCCAAATGCAAATGAACTCATGAGACAAATAATAGCTTTTAATGAGAAAAATGGCACAAACTTTGGTGAAGAGTTGGCTAATGATTTTATAGGCTATTGGGATGCTAGGGAATGGAAAAGAAATGGAAAAAGAATGTCAAGTGTGGCAGGAAGTCTTTATACATGGCTTAAATACGCTAAAGAAAATGAAGCAAGAAAAAATCAGCGTTTTAACAGAAAAAAAGAAGCCAATCCTAGTGTGGTTGATAGCTTGATGGAGTATTACGGAATGAAAGATGAGAACAAAAACAAGCTCTTAGGATGCTTTTAAGGAGTAAAAAATGCAAGAAAAAATACAAATTTTAATGGACTTATTGGAAATTAATAAGGCTCAAGCAACTGATATAGTAGGTAGATATTTGCAAGATGCAAAAGATATTCATGCTTTCTTAGATTTTTATTTCGAAACTTTAGAAAGAGAGAATATCGTAGGGACAACCTATGAGAAATTAAGAAGAGTTTGCAAAAGAGCTGAAATTGAGTTTAAAAAGCGTTTTGAAGACAAAGAAATTTTTTTAGAATGGTTAAAAAATAAATATAAAAATAGTCCATTTTTTAGATTGCTTGAAAGTGATTTTAAATACTCATATGTTTGTTATGATGGACAGGGCAACCTTTTTAAACGATTAGCAAAATCAATTAATATGTTGGTTTGTCTAAATAATTTTGGAGAATTAACCTACGAAGATGGAGAAATGCTAAAAAATAACGAATTTAAACACGCTTTAATAGATTTTATATTTAAAAATCAAGAGCGCATAGGAAAAGATATATATAAATACTTCTTATAAGATAAAAGGATATACATCTTTAAGCCATGAAGAAGAATATAATAACTTTAAGAAGGTGCAGAAAAAATTTTTTAAGGAGAATCAAGAAGAATTTCAAAAGAAAGTAAAAGTCAAAATGGCTTTTAAAAATATAAGCTAAATTTAAGAAAGTCTGAAATGGAAAAGTATATTTTAAAAATTGATTTAAAAAGCAACCCAGTTCCTTATAAAAGAACCACGCAAAGATCTAAATTTGCATGTAAAGATTATCTTAAATATTTAGATTTTAAAAAACTCTTGCAAATGGAGTTTAGAAGACAAAATAATATTAGCTGTTTTCAAGCCTTTAATAAGCAAAAGAAATATGAGTTTTCTTTAAAAATAGGATTTAACAGCAAAAGGCATGGCGATGGGGACAATATCGTAAAATGCGTGTTAGATGCGTTATTTGAAAACGATAAGAATGTTTTAAAAGGCGATTATGAGATTATCAGTTTTAAAAAATCTTTTTTAAACTTAGAAATCAAAGAATTTAATTTTAAAGAAGGGGTGGCTTAATGGCTAGAATGATGACAAATGGCAAAAGTATGACAAAAGAAGAGCTTGTTTCAAAAATAGAGAGTTATTTTAATGAAAGAGTTGTCTTAAAAGAAACTAAGGAGAGTATTATTTTTGCACCTAAAACAAAAGTGGGATTAGCTGTGTATTTAGGAATTACAATACAAACTTTAGGCGAGTGGGAGAAGATAAGGATTTTGGAGAAATTGTATCTCAAGCTAAGCAAAAATGTGAAATGGATATTTTAAACCATTCCTTAATCGGCACTTATACTCCTAGCGTTAGTATGTTCTTGCTAAAAAATCAACATGGATATGTGGATAAACAAGAAGTTGTCAGCGATAACGTTCAAAAAATTGAAATTATAAGAAGTGAAATCAAATGAAATTAAAAATCGATTTTTCTTACACTCCGGCACAACTTAAAGTTTTTGATGATAAAAATCCACGCTTTATAACTGTAGCAAAGGGCAGAAGACTTGGTTTTACAAGGGGAAGTGCTAAGTTTGTTATCGAAAACTTGCTTTTAGGACAAAATGTTTTATGGGTGGATACCATACAAGCAAATTTACAAAATTATTACGAGTTATATTTTACACCTGAGTTAAAAAACTTGCCAAAAGATTTTTACTCATGGAGTGTGCAAGATAAGAAACTAATTATTAATGGAGCAGTGCTTCATATGAGAAGTGCTGAAAGAAGTGAAAATATCGAAGGTTTTGGATATGACCTTGTTATTTTAAACGAGGCAGGAATTATTTTAAAAGGCAGCAAAGGAGAATATCTTTGGTATAACGCCATACGCCCTATGTTGCTTGATAATCCTAAATCAAGAGCGATTATCGGTGGAGTTCCTAAAGGAAAAAATCTATTTTATGAACTTTGCAGAAAAGAACTCAGCGATAAAAATTGGAAACATTTTCAATTCTCAAGTTATGATAATCCATTTTTAAAAGAAGAGCAAATTAAAGAATTAATTGAAGAAGTAGGCGGAGAAGGTAGTGAAGTTGTCAAGCAAGAAATTTATGGCGAGTTTATAGATAGCGGGGGTGCTGAATTATTTTCTCTAAGTGAAATTGAAAATGCGATGAGCAAGAACTCTTTTAGCATTGAAAAAATGCAAGGCGAGAATATTTGAGGGCTTGATGTAGCAAGATATGGAGATGATAAGAGTGCTTTAGCAAAAAGAAAAGGTTTTGTAATTTATGAGATTAAAAAATACTCACAACTTGGAACTATAGAATTAGCAAACAAAATACTAGCCGAATACAATCAAAGCGAAGATAAACCAAAAGGTATTTTTATAGATACTTGCGGTCTTGGCGTTGGCGTATACGATGTCTTGTTAAATTATGGTTTGCTTGTATTTGAGGCAAATTCTGCAACCAGTAATGAATACTTAAATAAAAGAGCGCAAATGTATTTTACATTTGCTAAAAACTTAAAACACATGGAGCTTGTTAAAGATGAAGAATTAAAAAAAGATATGAGAATGATTGAATATGAGTATAGCGACAAGGGGCTTTTAAAGATAGTTTCAAAAGAACAATTAAAAAAGAACTATGATAAAAGTCCTGATGTTAGCGATGCGGTGGCATTAACTTTTTTTGAAAAACTATACAGCAGAAACAATACTAATGAAGATTGGAGTTATGATGGCTGGTGAGTTTTTAATGATCTATGATGCAATTGATGTAAACAAAATAAAAAAGCTTTCAAATTTAAGCGATGAGGCTATAAAGTCAAGTCTTGCAAATGAATTTTTAGAGCTTGTATCAGGGTTTAATAATATTTCTAAAAAGAAATTTAAAAGAGAATTTGCGGAGTTTTTATTTGAAAAAGGAGTGAATGAAAAAGATATTTTAAAAATAACAAATTTAAGCAAAACAACAATATGGAGAATTATGAATGAAAACAAAAAGAACTAATGATGAGAGAGTGTCGTTTTTAACACAACTCATTAGCGAAAGTAAAAGTGGATATGAAAATTACAAACCACACTTTAAAGAGTTGCAAGATGCTTATTTGCTTGAAAATAAGGTAATGCAAAAATTGAGAAAAAGAAATAAATCAAGTATTTACATACCAAAAATAAACGCTAAGGTAAAGTATTTAATCACTAGCTTAAATGATGTATATTTTAATAGTGAGAGAATGGCAGATATTGAAACTTACATTAATAGCGATGATACGATTATAGAGCTATGGCAGAATGCAATTGATTTTTATAGTGGTAAAATCAATATGTTTAAGATTTTTCAACCGCTTTTCTTAGATGTTTTACTTGTGGGAACAAGTATAGCTAAGGTTACTTGGCATAAAGGAATGCCACGCATTGAAAGAGTAGATATTGATAGTATATTCTTTGATCCAAATGCATTAAATAGTGAAGATGTAGGTTATATAGTTAATGAAATTTACCTAACTTATAATCAAATCCATGAAAGACAAAAGCTAGGATTTTATAAAAACATAGAAATCCAAAAGCTTTTTGACGAAGATGATGAGTATAAAAAAGTGAAGCTTTATGATATTTATGAAAGAAAAAACGATGATGAGTGGGTGGTTTCTACCTTATTTGAAAATAATTTACTTAGAAATGAAGTTACTTTGCAAGATGGACAGCCTTTTATCTGGGGTTCAATGCTACCACAACTTAAAAAGATAGATAACGAAAACTATGTAAGTGCTTATGGCGAGCCTATAATGGCTTCTGCTATGCCTTTGCAAGATGAAATTAATATAACTAGAAATCTTTTAATAGATGCAGTAAGAACTCATATCATGCCTAAAATAATGATGCCAAAATCAATGGGAGTAAGCAGAGAAGATATAGAAACCTTAGGAAAACCAATATATACAGACGATCCAAAGGGTGTGCAAATATTACCACCACCAAATGTAAATAGTGCGGGAATGAATTTACAGCTTTTGGAAAGCGAACTCACAGAAGTTACAGGAGTTAGTCCACAAAACAATGGAGCTCAAACTGCACAAAATGAAACAGCAACAGAAATTAGCATAAAAGCACAAGAAGGCGGAAGAAGAAGTGCTGACTATATAAGACAGTATAACGAAACTTTTATAGAGCCTTTATTTGATAGATTTGCAATGCTTGTTTTTAAGTATGGAGAAGATAGTTTTTTTAATGGTTTTCAAAGAGAGGATATACCTAGTTTTAGATTTAAAATTCAAACCGGCACAGGTGCCATGAATAAAGAAATTAGACGTGCAGGAATTCAAGCTAGTATGCAAGTTTTTTCACAATTATATCAAATGTATATGAGCATAGGCGATGCAAATTCTGCTTATGGGATTATAAATGCTAGTAAAGAACTTACTAAAGAATTATTACCAATTTTAGGTGTAAAGAATGTAAATAGTTTATTTGCTTTTGAAAATAATGAAGATATTAATCCGCAAATGCAAGGAGAAACTAATGCTTAATATTGAAATTAAAAGCGATATATCTAAAACCAAAGGAGGAAAGAAATTAATAGATTTTATCAAAGCAAAATATAGTGAATGTTTTTATATAGCAAAAAATAATGATGAGAAAGAGTTAAGGTTAAAAGCTTTAGATACTATGGCTTTTTTAGACATAATAATCAATAAAATAAAGGATGAAGAAGATGGAAAATGATGCTTTAAAAGATTTAATAAATGTCATAACAGATGATGATAAAGGACAAGTTGCTAATAATGGCGATGAACCTATGCAAGTAGAAGATAATGAACCTATGCAGGTTGCTAATGAGAACGAGCCTGATTATAAGGCGATGTTTGAAGCTTATAAAAGTGAAAATGACAACAAATTAAATGCTTTAATGAGTGAGCTTGAAGCTTTAAAAAATCCAAAAAAAGAGCCAAGCGAACAAGAATTACAAAGAGAGCAGTATTTAAAAGAATTAGGACTTGATGGACTTGATGAGAAATTAAAAAGGCTTGAAGAGCTTGATAAAAAGCAAAAAGACAAAGAAGAGCAAGATGCACTAATCGCTAAATACGCACAAGTAGAAAGCGAGTTAAGAAAAGCCTATCCTGATGCGGATTTAAAGGCTATGGCAGAACTTGCAACAAAATTAAATGGTTTAGGCGAAGGTAATATTGACAGCTGGAAAACCTTGCTTAATTTGGTCGGAAAATCAAATAATGCCAAAAAAGCTGAAGATTTATCAAGTGCAAATAATAATGTAAGAACTAGTGATTTTAACGATAAGTTAAAAAAAGGCGAAGTTAGCGAGATAGATCTAGGCAAAGAATTATTAAGTTTAGTATAAAGGAGAAATTATGGATTTTATAACAGCTTTAAAAGGTGGTACAGGACTAGGCTCTAGCTTTGCAGATACTTTGATGAAAACAAGCAATTTTACTCCAAATTTAGCAAGTAGCAGTGGTGGTTTTTTAAATGGATTAAAAAATTCTTTTAGTAATTTTGGAGATTGGTTATTTAAAAGTTCTGATGCAAATAAAGTAACTAATTTTGATAGATTAGGAAATGTTTTAGGCGGTGCTGGTGCTTTATATGGTGCTTATAATCAGCAAAAGATGGCGCAAAAGAATTATGAGCTACAAAAAGATGCTTATAACTTCAATAAGTATCTAGCTAATGAAGAATTAAATAGAAGAAAGAATACGGAAAATAAACTTCAAAGTGTTTGGAGTAATTAAATAGATTTGGATTTAAGGAGTTTGTTTTAAAGGGTAAATCTTAACCCCTTGTATAAGGGGCTTTGTTTATTGATTGTTAATTTGCATTGACAACAATAATACAAAGTAGTATAATAACTATTAAGATTTGTAGCATCTTATTTCACCGCCTTTCTAGGTGGTAATTTAGTGCTAAGGGTGGCGACCCTTGGCACCACACCTTTTAAAATTATACACAAACTTCCTTAAATCCTTTATTTTAAAAGAAAGAATAAAGGAAACAAAATGGCATTTTATAACCCACAAAGAGTAGTATTTAATCCTGATACAGGCGTTATACAAAACGCAGGAAAAGTCGGTGGTGTCTTATATGACATCATGAGCAAAAGTTTTGATGATAAAGTTAAAGCTAATGAGTTTCAGCAAGAGCAAGATTTAAGAAAGCAACAAATGGAATTTAATCAGGCTATGCAAAATAATCAGCTTTTGCAAAATGAATTTAATAATGCTTTAGCCTTGCGAAAATTTGACCTTGAAAGACAAAGACAAGTTCAAGATAATGCTTTAAATTGGGCTAAATATAAAGAAGATAAAGATTATAATCAAAAATATTTAGATTATTTAACTGGTAAAAATAGTAATATAGTTACTAATAAAACAAATAATAATTCAGGCTTTAGTATAGATGCTAATGGTAATTTAAGCGAACCGCAAACAATGAGAGATGTTTTTAGCAAAGAAAGTAATGGCGGGGATTTGTATCATTTTGCAAAAACCGCTAAAACGCAAAATATAAATTTAAATGATATTTATGGATTTGGAGATACCATAAATCAAAAATTAAGAAATACTCCTTTTAGTAATAGTAAAAACTTAAAACAAGAATTCGCAGATAAGCTAAAAGCTGAAATAAATTTAGCACTAGTTAATATCACAAGTGGCAGGATGAGCAATGAAGATAGGCATAGATTAGAAGAATTGGTTAAAACAGATAGTTTTTACTTCTTTGATAAGTATGCTAAACATGATATTGAAAAAGCAGTAGAAATACTATATAGAGTAAAAAATGATGCCTTAAAAAAAGAATATATGGATATTTGGAAAACAGAAAGGTATTTAAAAGATAGAGATAATATAGAAAATTATTATAACAATATGTATAAAAAGCTAGAAAATGAAAAGGCTATGATAAAAGATTTTATAAATGCTGGAAATATTTTAGCTTCTCAAGGGCAAAGAGTGCCATTAAATAAGATTCTATCACAACAACCGCAACAACAATTAAACCAAAATTTTTTACAACAAAACAATATGATTACATTTAGATAATAAGGATAAAAGATGACAATACAAATACCACAGGGTGCAAAAACAATGCAACTTTTTGATATGAATATAGATATACCAGAAGGAAAAACTTATATAGATATTGATGATAATTTTTTGCAGAATAAATATAATCAATTTATGCAAAATAATCAGCAACAAAACAATTTTAATTCACAAGAAGAATTAGCTTTAGATGGTAAGCCTATGAGTATGTATCAAGCACCACAAGTAAGCCAAAATGAGCCACAAGAACAAGGAGTATGGAGTAAAATAAATAAGGGTCTAGAAGATTTTAATAACCTTATAGATCCAAAAAGAATGATATCTGAAGGATTTGATTATCTTTCTCCAAGAGTTACAAGCGGTGAAGAAGGGGCAAGGCAAAAAATAGAAGATGCAACAAATCAGGTATCAGGTGGGTTGCTACCTAGAATTTTTACTAGCCCTAGCAATGAAGAGCAAAAACAAATTTTTCAAATCGCATACGATGAAATAAAAAAATTAGGATATGAGCCATTTTTAGAAATAAATAATGGAGACTATAAATATATAGGCGTTGATAAAAATGGAAAAGAAGTTGATTTTACTCCTAGCTTTAGAAATACACTTGCTAGCACTAAAAACGAGTTAGCATTTTCTGTAGCCGGTGGATATGCTGGAAGTTTAGCAAAAACAGCAGGACAAACAATAGCC